TCAATAGCAGCCACATTAGCAGCCATCTTTACTAATCCTGGAGTTGATTCTGTAGCTGCACCTGTTACCCCTGTAATACCTTCTACTTGGCCACCGTCTGCAACAGTTAATTTACCATCTATTACTATTTCCCCGCCGATAACTGTCTTTTCTCCACCCTGTTCGGTGTAGTTCTTAACGTTATAACTCATGTTTCATTCTCCTTTCATATAAATAGAGACGGTAAAAACCGTCTCTATTAATTAGTTGACATTACTAATGTTGCTAACTTCTGATGATCGATTACATTAGAGTCAAATTCAAACCANGAAACAATTCCAAGTGCGTGCATTGTTGCATATTTCTCTTGTAANACTTGAATTGATATATTTTCTCTAAAATTTACTGCTAAACCACTTAAATCGCCGTATAGAACCGCCTTGTTTGCACTTCCGACTTCAGGCATATTTTCAGATAGATAAACAGGTCTGCCTAATATTCTATATGGGAATTCTCCAGTAAAGTCATTTTGCAATAAATATTGTCCGTTACCATCTTTTAATTTTTTAATTGCAGCAAATGTCTTTGGATTCATAATCCATACTGCTTCATTTTGATATACAGTAGGAATTTTTGCCTGTAAATCAATTAGGTTGTCTGCTGAAATTGCACTTGTAGAACCTGCATTTAGAGTTGTAGTAGTTGCTAATGCACCTGTTGCCTTATCTNCTGTACCGTTTAATAACTCCTTCTCTAAGAACAAAGCTATTTTTCTAGCCATCTCATTGATTACGAAGTTTACAACATCAACATCAGCATTATTTGCAACGGATTTACCGATAAGAGTTAACGCTCCGGCAAGGTGACCAGATAAATCTATTGATGTAAATTTACCACTATCAGCCGTAATATCTTNAAACTCTGTTTGGTAAGCTACAGTAATATCATGGGTTGTATTGGCTTTGCCCCATACAGGCACTTTTAGCGTACCTTTGACATTGAACCTAGTCGCCTTCGCCAATACCGGTGCAATTTCTTCTACTTTTCTGATGATCCTTTGTGCGATTGTTACAGGGATTACTGCGCCATTATTCCCCATGTCTAGGTTTTGCTCTCCAGNTCTTTCTTCTACATNGATGCCGCATTGTCTTTTGATGTAGCTAGCAAATGCTCTTTCCTCTACTACCGCTCTTTCTTCTGCTTTTTCATCTTGTTTATCGTTATCTTTTATTTCGTAATCTCTTGCTCTTTTTTCTGCCTCAATTGTTGCGTCTAAGTCTTTAATTTCTTGTTCCAAAGTATCAAATTTATCTTTTTCTTCTTTGGTCATTGCTCTTGTTTCTTCTTTTGCTTTGCCAACTATACTTTGTAATTCTTCTACCTTTTTATTTCTTTTTTCTAATAACTCTTTTAACTTATCCATAATATCATTCTCCTTTCAATTTTTTAATTTTACTTTCATATTCAGAGTAGTCAATTTCTGTTTTTCTTAAATCATTGACTACTACTTCACATTCAGAAGTTCTAATTTCAACTTCTTCCTCTTCTTCTGCTCTTACTTCAATAGATGTAGCTGAATACACTGGAATTTTGTTCATAGCCAATGTAATTTCTGTCATGATGAAGTCTTTTACTCTCCTTAGAGGTAGCTTCCCAGTTCTTTCTTCTATTTCATCAACAACCTTAAGCATATTGAAGCTCCAGCCTTTTAACTTTCCAGCCTTCGCCCCTTGTATAACTTCTTCATCTGTGACTACTGCTTCAGCTCTAAGGCCTATTTCATCCTCGTAAGCCTTTAAGGTTCCTTCTTTTGTTGAGGCTATTGTTCTTTCATGGTCTACTTTTAAATCAATGTTATCTACCTTCTGTAATGCTCTTTGGAAAGCTCTTTGTTCAATTACCTCAATAACTTTACCTCTTGGTGTAATTACTGGCCTACTTTCTCTTCCTGGAACATTCACATATCCTGATATATGAAGTCCATCAGCTCTAATTTCCGCTTTTATCGTCATCACCTCCTTTCAATTTATCCACGTTCTGGACTTGATTTGTGTTAGGTGTATAAATTTCTCCGGTTTTTGGATTGTACAAAACAGTATCGAGCCCTAACTTAATAAAGTTCAACCCTAGCGCCGGAAGATCTTCCATGTACCTGACTTCATCAATTTGCATAAAATTAGCATCAAGGGCTGTTTTATAGGCTTCAAACCTTTCTTTTATGTCGCCTTTTAATATCTCCTTAGTATCAAAGGCAAAATAAAAAGAATCTTTCTCTGTTTCGAGTAAAAGTTCTCTATTTAAAGCACATTCTATAGCTTTTAATACAGGCATTACCCCCATCTTAAAAGCGTTTGCATATTCTTGTTTTGATGCAGTCCCTTTTATGATATTTTCAGGGATATTAAATATCTTGCATATCTCTCCAGAGTTGGTCTCTTTATTCTCATTGAGCTGCATTTCTACAGATGTATTTGATGATTCTTGAAAATCTAGTCCATCATTTAATATCACTACATTTTCGCTATTATTACTATATAGCTTCCTCCAGGCTTCTTTTAATGCATCCATAGCCTCTTGACTTAATTTTTTCGGTGACTTGATAAATCCTTTCTTGTTGCCGCCTTTTTTTACCAAGGTCTCTTCAAATATGAGAGAGTTATATGCGACACTTAATATTAAACTATGCTCTTCAATGATGCTTACTCCTTTGGCTCCATCTTTTGTATTTCTTAAAATTTTAATAAACTCATATGGCCAATATCCTTTACCATTAACCAATATTTTATAATCTTTAAAAATTGGATCTGTATTTTTTATGGTTGATATATATGTTTCGTCAACATAATGTAGGCTAATAACATTATTAAGGTTCTTATTTATATAAGCATATCCACCCTTGCCAAGAAAATAGTCAGTTATAATAGCACGCCAAAATTGTACTGCATCTAAGGTGTCTCTAGGATCGTCATTTAATAATCCTACCCTTACATCATTTTTCACCTCCTCTGCTTTTCCATTGTTATCCCTATATAGTTTTATTGGTAGCATTGATACTGTATCGGCTATAAACTTTATACAACTCTCTACGCTAGGTATGTTTAAGGCTTGTTCTTTGGTAATCGTTCCTCTTGAAAGCAAAGCACGTAATAGCACATCATCAGCTGTATCTGATTTACCTTCTGTATCAAATGCTCTTTTTTCTTTCTGCCATGGCCATCTCAACCTATCACCACCTTTCTATCCAACTTGAACAGCAAAATCATCAGTTCCATATAATAAATCTTGTTGCAATAAATAAATGGCATTAATTAATGCCACTACCATATCAACCTTACCCTCTGATTTTTTCTTATTTACGTATTTATTAAGGTTAGTATCTTCGGTACATCTTGCATTTTGAAAATTTATCTCTAACATTAGATTTTCATCATATTTAAATTTCTTATTCAAAATNCACTCNTTNAGTAGCTTTGTAGGCATATGTAGCACGCTTGAATGTTGTTTAATCTCAACACATTCATAGCTGTTAGCTTCAAGTTTTTGTACTGTACTTATTGCGTTGTAACGGTCATAGCCTATTTGTTGGATTTCTACTCCGTAATTTTCTTCAAGATTGAGTATGAAATTCTCAACAAATCCATAATCAATTACCTCATCTCCGCATTCGAAACAAACGCCTTGTCTTATTAGCTTGTCATAATCAACCTGTTCTTTTTTAGTTTTTAGTAATTTCTTGTCTTTAGGGATAAATCCCCAAACCTTAGCATAAATTTTCCCTTCGTGTTCTGTCGCCATTGCTACAGCTGTATTATCATCCGTTTGCGAAAGGTCAAGGCCAATATATACCCTTTTACCTCTCCAAAACGATAAATCCTCTTTGATTTTGCACTCTCTAACTTTAGTTATATCAATATATCCCTCAACACCAAGGCCTTTATATTTAATATTGCAGTGTTTGCAAAGAAAGTTTTCTCGTTTGTTTTCATATAGTATGGCCATAGTACGCATATCTTTTATAGAGTTAAAAATATACTCATGAGCTACAGCTACCGGATTGGATTGATATATTACTAAATCATTAGTCATCCACTGGTCATTGGTTAGCAAATCATCATCCGGTTCGTATAAGAGAGAAAATCTTCTTTTATCATCAATTAATCCATCTAACACCTTTTTAGATATATCAATTTCATCAATCATGGCATTATTGTCATTAGGGTACTGGGTACTGATTATGATACCTAGCTTATTGTGTAAGGTTATCTGTGATGACCTCATAGCCTCTATTGGGTAGCTATCCATAGCCCCTGCTTCATCTGCTAGGAAAGCATTGGCCATCTTACCATCCATTCTATCTTCACTATAAGCAAGCGGGATATATTCACTATCTGTAAGTAAACATCTGATTTCACTTCTAAGAAGTTTAAATACATCATCTTCTGCTAACAATGGACTTGATTTTATAATCTTTTTATAGCTATCTGCAACTCTTTAGATAGTTTTAAGTCTGGAGCAACAGAGAAAAATCTGCTGAACTGAGGATCTGTTAGCATTAGTAAAATAAAAATAACCGCTGAATTAAATGTCTTAAAGTTTTTACGACATATCTCCAATACAGCAGTTATATAGTATCTTATATCTTTATTTTCATCATTTTTTAGCTTAGTGCATAGTACAGCTACAATAAGCAACCAAGCATAATCTTCCAAGCCTTCATTCATTGGACATTTTAAATCTGGATGAACCATTAATTTTAATAGTTTATTTATCTTATCAAAGGCTTTTTCATCAGCAAAAGCCTCTTCATCCTTACCGTCTACTATATCAATCCAAGATTTAGCTTGCTTTTTAACGTATTTTGGTACTTTTCGATTACCTTCTTCTATACACCAAAGAGCATATTTGTAAGCTCTACTATCTTTAATCATGATCCATTCAACGCCTTTAATAACGGATTTTCATTCTTTTCCGCTTTTTTAGGTATACTCCTAAGTGCTGCGGCAATCGTTAAACAATTGTCCCTTTCTATATCAAAAAGCATTTTTCGCTTAGTTTGCAATTGTCTATCTTTGCTATCTATTAATTTTTCAATATCGTTTTTTAGTTTATAGTATTCGGTAACATCCATGCTGTGCCTATTTTCTTTTAACTCTTCAAGATCCTGTCTTAAATTCATTATGGTATTTTCGTAATAAGCACATTCGCCTTGTAATTGGCAGTATCTATTTATTACAGCTTCATATATTGCATCATTTTTCCCTATAGCTTTTAATAACTTATTTAGTCTTAAAAACTCCTTATGAGCCACAGGATTGTTTTTCACCTCAGGTCGCTCTTTTAATGCCACACCTGTGGCAAGAGCTTTTTCTCCTTCTTCTCTTAACTTTAATTCTTTCTTAGTTCTATGTGATTTTCCTTCTGCTTTAAGTACTGTAAATGGCTTTGGTGGTGTTGGCATTAATATCACTTCCTTTCAGTAAATATTTTTTCATTTGAAAAGCTGATGTGGGAATATTTTATCTTCAAGGGTGGGGGCGTGGTATCCACAGTTCCACCTATTTCCCACCCCAACCTCCGGGGGGGTACCTTTCGACATACTTCGACTTATTATATCCGTTAACTACCATTTACCAGCTTATATAAATACTCTTTACTTATTTCTCCTCTATCTGCTGCTTTGTGATGTGTAACACATAATGTTATTAGGTTATCATCATCTAACCTTCTCTCGTAATCTTCTTCTAGCGGTGTTATATGATGTACTTCTAGATCAATATAGTTATATCTACCTTCTACCTTACATACTTGACATAGATAGTTATCTCTTTCTTTTATATCTTCTCTTTTCTCTGTCCATTTTCTAGACCATCTAAATCTATTTATCTCAGTAGGTTCTTTCTTCCTCACTGGTTTTTTACCACAATCATACTTACTATCATGTATTCTGCCACAGTATTTGCAGCTCTTTAACATCTATATCATCCCTTTATGGTAATTGGATTATTTTCGTCTATGATATTCTTCTCAAAACTTATATAATTAACTTTTATATTCTTTAGCAATTCACAATACTTTTCTTTATATTTTT